AGAAAAACACTTCAGTAGAACTAAGAACCTTAAATAAACCATTTTATATTACAGATTTAGAGTAGTAGAGTTTAAAACTTCACAAAGAGAATCTTCAAATAATTCTCTTTTTGCTCTTCCACAAATAACACTTATAAAACCTTTTATACTTTTTTCATCAGCAAAAAGCAATTGATTATTAGAAGGATCAATCGAAATTTTGAGTTCTTGGCACAAAGTTTCTAATTCTTCAGGATTAGCGAATTTTTTTAGTATCTCGTGGTTATAAGTCAAGAATTTTTGAGGGTTTTTATTAGAGAGAGCGCAACGTTCGAATTCTTCCATATTTGAGATAATGTTTGTTTCAGCAATTTCGTTTAAATGTCTTTTACAGATGTTTTTGTGTGATCTTTCTAAATTAAAAATTGTTTCACAGTTTAAATTAATCATATACAAAGTGTTCTTATATATAACAGCATCAAAACATTTTGGAAAATTAAACAAGGGGCAATGAGTGAATTAAAGAAACATCAAGACTTCTCAGGTAAAAACTGTCCTCATCGCATTCTAGAAGAAAAACGTTGGGAAAGTTTTGTAGATCGCGTCCGTTGGTGCCGAGAACAATTAAAAAACGAAACGGTAGCAGAGGTTAAACCGACAGAACCTCCAACTCCTTCAATTGATGAAGTTTGGTATCAAGTGGTTGTTGGTTCGTATCTAGGGCGAAATAAAGCTAACGAAGTTAAAGCGAGATTAGAATCACAAGGTTATACAGGTGTATGGATTGATGTGACTAAAAAGGATGACCAAACGTATTACCGAGTGATTTGTGGCTCATACAAAGATAGAGCAAATGCAGAGCAAATCAAAGCTAAGCTTGATAAATTCTACACTGGCGTGTGGATTAATGTTAAAAAATAAAGTGTGTTGTTGCAAATATTAAAACATGCGTAAAGTGTGAAATTTGTTATTTTGTGCTACAAAGAAAAATAAATGAAAAGAGGTAGATTTGGTTCATTCCGTGTCTACCTCTTTTTTTTTTAGAATTATTCTTTTAAGCAAAGAGTGAGCCTAAGCCCACTCCACGATATCTTCTAACACTTGACTATCTTTCAAACATTCTGCGATTCGGCTTTTACGCTCTGCTTCGAGTTTCAACTCTTCTGCTTCATCCACTAGCTCCCAGTAGTGATTATCGAACAGCGATGTAATAAAGCCTAGATCAAACTCTACATCTCGCTCTTTACCTTCGCTTTCTACTAAGTACCATTCAACACATTCTTTTACTGTTTTACAATCTAAGAAATCTTTACTCATTTCACATTTCCCCTTTCGTTTTTGCTCTACACTATAATATATGCAACAGTTGCGCAATAAATACCTAAATCATGGGGAATTATTTAATTTTGTAAACTTTTGCCTTACCTCACGCATATACTCACAGTGTGAGTAATCTTAGCCGACCTACAACCATCCGACAAATAGACCATTAAGCGCCTTTTATGGTGCTTTTTTTATGCCTACGAAAGTCTTTAGATGTAAATTGTCATACATTTTTTTAAAAACAAGGTTTATTTTGTAGGCGAATTATCATACAATTAATTTGTAAGATTGAAAATTCTAATAAGAGGTGAGAATTATGAACTACAAAGTGGGTGGAGATAGCGGAAAATCCTCAACTAAATTGGCGTTAAGAGTAGCTGAAGGAGATAATATCCGCGTTAAGATTGCAACGACTTGCGAAGCAAACGAAACTAAAGCAAAGTCAGACCTTAATCATGAAGTATTTTATAATGGGGTACGCTACTTAGTAGGCGAACCAAACCACAAATTAAGTTCACGTTTACGCAAAGAGCGTAGCAAAGAAGATGAGGCGCATAAAATCTGCCTCTTAACAGCTTTATGCCTTGCAATTCGCGAAGCAGAAGGAAGAGCGGAAGAAAATAAGGTGACGATCCATAATGTTTCAATGACCGTTAACATGCCATTCTCAGAGTACATCCATAAGGACAAACGTCAATCTATGGTTAATTTCTATCAAACTCCAAAGATGACGGAAATCATGGTGGATGGAATTAAGTATAACTTAATGATTCAAGTCCTGCCTTATTTCGAAGGATTGGGAGCGGCTATGCTTAAATCGGCTCAATGCAAACAGGGGCGTGTGATATCGTTAGATTGTGGAAGCATGAATGTCGGTTATGCAACATTAGACAATATGAAGCTGCTAACTGGCACTGAGAACTCAGGATCATTGGAGTTAGGATGCAACGGATTATTAACGGCCATCAAACAATTATTAAATGATAACGGAGTTAAGAACATCAACTCAGATAGTGAGATTTTAAAAGTTTTAAATGGTGAGAATAAATACGTAAAAGCGGAATTAATTGAAGAAGCTAAAATCATGATTGAGCGTCATGTGGCTGAGATTTACGATAATTTAAGTGAATTAAACGTACAAGTAGATTCAACAGACATTATTGCAACAGGTGGAGCAGCGAACCTTTACCAACCATTCTTCAATCGCTTGTTTACAAGTAAAAACGTCACAGTATTAAAAGAAAACACAGTATTTGCGAACGCTGAGGGTAGCTTAAAACTCTTAAAGTAGGTGACTCAAATGGTTAAATACCCGCGGAAAACAATTTATTTCAAAGCAGACAACGTAGATTTATACACTCATTTAGAAAGCATGGGAAAACAAGCGAGTGAATACATCTGTCGTCTCATTCGTGAGGATATAGAAGGCGATAGCAAAGCCACTGATGAATTAATCCTAGAAGAGATACAACGTCTTAGAGAAGACTTAAAGTGCATTAGAATTGAAATCGAAACACCTGATAAATACCAGGCGCAATCGAAAGAAGCAGAAGAGGCTCCTGGAATAGAATTAGCAGACGAATTTAACGGTTTATTATTAGATTAGACTTGGAATTATTCCAGGTCTTTTTTTATTCAACAAAAGAGCAAAATATGCGAAATTTTTTGGCCATGATTGCATAAGCTATACTATGAATACTCAAAAAGGAGGGATTAATGTGGCAAGACAGAGGCTATATAAAAAGATGTCGGTTTTATTTTACGAGAAAGACAAAGATCTAATAGACGGATTAGAGAAGCTATCAGAACTAACGGAGGACTCTATGAGCAAGATTGTAAAACGATTAATAGCCGAGGAGCTTAAACGAATCCAAACCAAATAAAAAAAGGGCGTATGCCCCTTAAAGAAATGCGATTTTAAGTAACTCACTAACCGTTTTTATAATAATTCCAGCATATAACCATCCAGCAGCACTCATGCCATTACACCACCTTTATCTTCACGATTTATTCTTATTATGCGCAACTTTAGGGAATATATACGTTTGAAGAACATATATTTTAATGAGGTGATAAAAATGAAATTGCTTGTTGGTCTGATATTAGGTTTAATCATTTCTGCTCCTGAGATTAAAAAATTGATTGAACGTTCTAAGGGGGAATAATTATGAAAATCTGTTATTGTGTTGTGAAAAATAATGAGCTAGTTGAGATTGACCAAAAGAAAGTCCAAATGGCTACCTTAACGGCTTTAACGTTAGCAACTAATGGTCCAGTGGCGCTTGCAGCTGAAACTACAACTGTCGGCAAAGCATTCGAACCGATCATAAATGTCATTACAGATTTAGCCGACCCTGTCGCTTATGCTTGTTTTGTTAAAAGTGGAATGTTACACATGATTGGAAATGAGCACGAAGGGAAAAAGGCATTTAGTAACACTTTAAAAGGTTATTTAGTCATTAAATTTGTACCTCAGATTATGGATTTACTCGGTAAAGTCGTATTTTAAGGGGGAAAATGATATGTTAAGCGAAGGATTGAATTGGTTATGTGAGAAAGCAGTTGAACTTTTAAGTGGTGGTTTAGTGAGCATATGTGGAGCTTTAGCTGCTCAATCGGAAGTGTTTGTTATTGGAGCTTTAATTGGGGCATTCTTTATCATGTTTGGTAAGAAAGCAACAGGAACTAAGATTACCAGTACAAGTATTTTCTTATACATTATCTTAAAGGTTGTGGGAACATGCTAAGAAATTCTTATACCACTTATAAAATAATTCCGGATATAAACATAAAAAACAACCACAATGAGACGTTGGCGCAAGCGATGGCGGCTTGTTTCCGTGCCCCATTGCACCGTATCACAAATAAAGGCGTGATGGAGGTGACGAAATTTTACTTTGACATTGAATTAAGCCAAAATAAAGCAGAGTTCTACCTTACCATTCCTCAAAATGTCGAAGAATTGGTGATAAATAAAGCAAAAACGATATGGGATAAAGCAAATATCCATCAGAAACCAATAGAATCTGAATTTGATATTCCTTCAACTGAGTTCGCAGAGTTAGTCCTAAAAGATTTTAACTTTAAGTCGTTAAGTACAGATAAAGGTGATTTATATCCCTTAACTAACATCATGGCCATCACAAAGGCACTTAACCAGGACGAACACGTAAGGATTAGTATGTGTTTTGAACCGATGAAGCGTGTTAATTGGATTGCAAAGGCTAATGAAGACTATAAATCATTTAAAAGTGGAAAACGAATGGATCGTGAGGTTTCTAAGAAAGAGCAGTTGTTAAAGTTTGGCGTACATGGGGCAGAAACTGCCATTAACCTATATATCGAGTTTCAGATGCTAATTTTCGAAGCTATTATGGGAACGGTAATGCCTGATTCAGATGAGGAAAAGAAACAGATTATAAACGTTAATATAAACAACGAGGGTGCCATCCTAAATAAAGCGGAAGGCCTAAGCCACCAGACAACCTATAAACAAAGCGCAGAAGCCTTTATGACACGTATTTTAATCTTATCTGATAGTAAAGACAAACAGAAAGCTAAAACAGGAGTTTTAATGGCTGCAAACGCATTTAAGGACTTATCAGGCGATAACGAGTTAGTCATGAGGTTCCCAAACCGAAAATATATTAAAGAAATTTTGAAACATAATTTTGATGGCTCACAAGAATTAATCTTATGCGATCGTGAAGTGGCCAAATTAATCCAATTACCGCAACGCAGTCTCCAAAAACTTTATGGATTAGAAAACATTGAGACGAAAGAAGTCGACCTTCCATCTGAAACTTTAAAAGGGAAGATAAGAGTAGCCGATGTGAAGCTACCGAGCCAAAACAAGACCGTCACCACCTATTTTAGTGATGACGTGAAGAAAGTTAGCTTTACCAACGTAATAATGGGGGCCGAAGGATGCGGGAAAACAACTCAAATTAAGAGAATTGCTAAAGAGTGTAGCTGGAGTGGGTATTCCAATATCCTAATTGATTTTGTAGAGGATAACAAATTAGCAAAAGAGGTGAGAGAAGCCATAGATCCTAATAAAATAGTCACCTTAAGAATAGGTGACAAAGGCTTTATCCCAGCGTTAGCTTATAACGAAGTGAGTAAACTTATTACAGAAGATTTAGACTCCTGGATGAAAATACACTACGCTTCAATGATAGCTGAACAAGTTGAATATTTAGTGAACTCTATCACGTCACAAGCAACAGGAGAATTGAGCGACGCTATGGTTAGGCTTTTAAACGCCGCTTGTCGTGTTGTATTCGTAAAACCTAATTCAACTATTGGTGACGTGTTTGACGTGCTACTGCGCCACGATAAACGTCTTAAAGCCGTTGAATATGCCAAAGGAGTATATGACGCTGATAGTAATTTGTTTTACGAACTTGAAACCATTAATGACTATGATAAGTCAGGTAAGAAAGTAGTCGGCACCAAAACCTCAAATAGAAGTCTCGAAGGAGTTTTGTCGCGGTTTACACAACTAACTAAGGTTCCATTCCTAGAAGCCATGTTAAAGGCTAAAATTGACGCTAAAGACGACTTTAATCAATGGATAGCTGAAGGAAAATCGGTTTTTATTATGATTCCCCAAAATTTATTCCCTAATCCTAAAACAAGAGATATTATCACTACCTACTATATGACTCGCATATGGTTAGCGGCTCAGATAAGAGAAGATAATAGCGATTCTCGACTATGCAATCTCATTTTTGACGAAGTACATCAGATGCCTAATACGGCCTCATTTATCGCCCAACACGTCAATGAATTTAGGCGACATAGGCTAGGACTTACAATCTCATGTCATTATCTTGCTCAATTTAAAGAGTTAGAAGAAGCTATGTTAAGCAAAAGGACGAATTATATTATTTGTCAATCGACTCAAAAGGATAATGTGAAGAAACTTCAAGAAGAAATAGCACCTTTCACTCTTGATGATCTAAGTGGATTAAAGGCTCATGAAGCAATTTGTAGCATTAATTATCCGTCTGGTAGGTATAACTTTATAGGAAAATTGCCAACATAAAAAGGGTATCCGTTGTGGATAACCCTTATTTTTTTATTGTAATTTATGACAATATTTGATATTATTCTTTTTAGCAAAAGAAAAAGACTCCCACAAAAAAGTTTGGCAGCTCGAGTGGAAGTCTAACACCTAATATAATTAATTACACGCGTAATTAATATCGTTTTGTACGCTTGTAATTATAATATCATTTTTGACTAAAATCAAGTTTTTTATTCATCTTTTAGTTGGAAATATTTGTGGGAGTCTTTTTGTTTGCTTGAAAATTATAGCAACAGGAGGACTTTTTTATTATGAAAAATTTCAGAAAACACAAACAAAAAAGCAAAGGATTTACTGTGGTTCCTAATGATATTTTCTTAGAGAGGAAGTTATCATTAAAAGGGGAAGGACTATTATGTCACTTGTTAAGCCTCCCCGAAGATTGGGAGTTTAGCGAAAATGGATTAGTTGCTATTATAAAAGATGGTCGTGCATCCTTAAGAAGTGCTCTTAAGGAGTTGGAAGAAAATAATTATTTGCAACGAGAACGCATAAGAGATGAAAAAGGAAGATTGAAAGGTATAATTTACCACATTTATGAGGAACCATTTGAACCAACTGTTGACGAAAAAGGAAATGTAAATTATTCGCCTGTTAATGATGATTTTTATTATAATTGGATGGAATAAATAAGTTATCCACAATGTTATCCACAAGATAATTCCAAGAACAACAATGGTTTCAACCTAAGTTCGATTTTCAAAAGTAGGTAAACCAGCAACCTAAGTTCGATTTTCGTAATTAGGTAAACCGTAAGTAGGTTTTACGTAAGTAGGTAAATCGCCGACAATATAATATATACTTAATACAATACTTATTTAATAAAATACTTACTTAAATAGTATTAACTATACGCGCGCGAAAAAACAAAAAAAGGAGCATACATCATGATAAAAACAAACGATGTAAAAATTATAAACAAATCCCAACACGCAACAACTGAAGAAAATATTTTAATGAATGGGAACATTTTATTCAATGGCACCTTGAAAGCTGATGAAATAGGTATATATCTTACTTTAATAGCTTTATCGGACGAAGGCGTGATCACAAAGCAAACGATATACGAAAGTTGTGCCGCAACCAAAACAGAAATAAATCGAATATTATCAGAATTGTTGCTCAAAAGATACATTGAGTTAGAAATGATTTATATCAAAGATGGTTTAGAACAAATGACAGAGTTGACTATCCGTTAAAACTCGTATTTTAATTCATAAAAAAAGAAGTGAGAAATAACTCACTTCTTTTTTTGTTCTCGTAAGAAATCTAATATCGACCGCACTTGTTGTAACTCAGATGTGTTAAAACGCGGACAGCTAAATTCGACATCTGTTTTATTCTTTTTAATATAATGCCTTCTGTTGGCGACTTGGATGCCAAGTAAATAGTCAGCACTAACATTAAAAAAATTACAAATCGCTATAACCGATTGAGCATCCGGATACGCCTTTCTAGATTCCCACATCGAGATGGTTTGTTGAGACACGCCGATTACATTAGCTAAGTCTTTTTGCGTCAACTTTCGAGAACATCTTAACTCTTTAACAATGTTATCGAATTTGTACATATTACACCTCAAAATTATTATAACTATTTTAGAACGTTGATGTTAATTATGTTCGAAATAACTTATAAAATTGTAAAAAAATAGTTAAACCTGTATAATCTGATTAAATCATACTAACAAATTAGCAATTCGAACATTTGTTTGAATGATTGCGTTTGTTTTGATATGATTTAAGGGACAGATGATAAATAAGGGTGATTATTTTGAGAGAGCAAATTATTAATATCGTTAACCTAATTGACGATGAGAAACTACTAAAACTTATCTACAACTTCGTTTTAGGATTAACGAAAAAAGGTCGAGATTAATTTCTCGACCTTTTTTTATTTTGTAATTTTATCAACTAAATTCTCGATAACTCTCCAACCTGTATCATCAAGACTCAACATTGCTTTAATAATTTTAGTTCTTAATTCATCTTCTTCATTATTTGCAACGAACATTCCCATCAAGTAAGCCAGCTCATCAATCTCGGGCTCTGGCTTAAACATATTTCCTTTACCATAGCGCAACCATTCTTCATTGACATTATATTTATCACAAATGTCGCTCACTGCCCTGTCTGTAACTTTTCTAGATCCATTTTCGTAACACGCTATTTGACTCTTCGATAAATTAATTCCTTCACCAAACTCTGTTTGGTTTAATCCAAGTGTACTTCTTAGCTCTTTAATTTTATTATTCATACAAAAAACCACCTTTCGTAAATACATAATACTATTATTATATTCGCAAAGCAAACAAAATATTCAAAAAAAGGTTGCAAAGTAGAAAAAAATAGTTTATTATTAATTTGTGAGGTTCGCAAAGCGGAAAAACAACGAAAGTACTCACAAAAAGAGGTGATGAAAATGCTTATTGAAGAAAAGGCTCAAATTGTGTCGAAAATACTTTCAGCTTTCGATATTGTTCCTAAAGAACAAAAAGATCAACTAACCGGAATTATCATTGGATATTCTATGGCAAGTCAAATTAAAAATACTAAGGGGGCTTAGAAATGAGTAATGAAGTAAAGTTAAATTTCAACCAATCTAAAGGTTATGAAAATGTAGAAATTAAGACAATATCATCAAGAGAAGTTGCGGACATGATGGAAATAAAAAAACACAGTGATATGTTGGCAAAAATTGATAAGTTAAATGAAATTTTAATCGGCGGAAATTTCCGCTCATTAGATTTTTGGTTTGAATCTACATATAAAGATTCAAGAGGGAGAGATCAAAGAGAATACCAAGTTACTAAAAAGGGATGCGAGTTAATCGCGCATAAAACGGAAGGTGAAAAAGGCGTTGCTTTCACAGTTCGCTACATGGAACGCTTTGAACAAATGGAAAACCGCATCAATAATCAAGTTCCACAAACTTATGCTCAAGCATTATTAGAAGCCGGTCGATTAGCGCTAGAGTTAGAGCAAAAACAACAACAAATAGCCGTAATGGAACCAAAGGCAATAGCGTATGACAAATTCATGGAAGCTGATGGGACTTACACAACAACTAACGCTTGTAAGATGTTAGGTCTAAGCCGCAAGAAGGTATTTGAAGTGTTAAGAGATAAAGGTCTTGTTTATAAGAATAAAACAGAAGCTACACAAAAGGCGATTGATAGAGGGTTATTCAAACAAGTATTGAAAAATGGCTATCCAACGATGGTGATTACACCTAAAGGAATTGACTATATCAAAGACTTAGCAATTTAGGGGGATTAAGATGTACAACATCGATTTGCAATTAGTGGCTTACGAGGTTAAATCAGAGGCAGTAACAGGGTTCAAGGTCTATCGCAGCAAAGAGCAAGTCGCAACGATTGAGAAACGTGGTGGATCGTGGATAGGGGCATTATTCTTGGGATTGAAGATCATGACGTTTGAAAGTGAGAATTTCGAATTTGTACTTAACAAAATCACAAAATTAGTGAACTAGGGGGGAGAAATAATGGCAATTCAAGTAGTAGCAAGACTTTTTCAAGTGTTTTTAGCAGTTGCAACATTAGCACCGATTAGCTGTTGGTCATATCAAGCTTATAAATTTATCTCTAAAAATGGTTGGGGAAAAGCGATGGAATTTGCATGGGACTACATTATGGACGGAGTTGAGTAGAAATGGACTTTAATTTGAATATTTTTAAAAAAATCATTGAAATGCAGAATGAAATCAATCGCACAGTGCGTGATGAAGTTGATTGTAACCCAGGGGTTGAGCAGGTAAAAATCGATTTAGAAACACTAACTTACGGATTACTAAATGAGTTACTTGATGAAATGAACTTGTGTGAGTATATCGAAAGTTATGACTTTGATGGAGATAAGTTGGTTTTAGAACTGAATACAGTTAAAGTCGAAAGTTATCACGAAGCTCTCAATGCAGAAGCTAAGGCAGAACGTGATGAATTGATGAAATGGTATTTCAAAACAAGAGGTATTGAGTAATGAATTTCTCGTTTGATGGCGATTTTGCAAAAGAATACGGAGTAGATGAAGCGATTATGTACACCTATTTCAGTTGTTGGATAGCAAAGAACAAAGCGAATGATAGACATTTTTATGATGGATTTACATGGACGTATAACTCTCAAAAGGCATTAACAGAATTATTTCCCTTTTGGAACAGGTCTAAAATCCAAAGGATACTCGCATCTTTAGAAAACAAAGGGCTACTAATTAAAGGGAATTATAATCAGTTAGCTTACGATAGAACAACTTGGTATGCTTTGCCTAAATTTGAACAAACTCTTGTTCAAAAACAAACATTTGTCGGTTCAAATTTGAACAATGAACGGTCCAAAAATGAACAACCTATACCAATTAACTATCAATTAACTAATCAATTAACTACATATATAAAAGATAATGTCGAGCAGAGCCCGACGACACCTATTCCATATGCAGAAATTATTGATTATTTAAACTCAAAGGTTGGTAGCAATTATAGAGCGACTGGAAAGAAAACTCAATCTTTGATCAAAGCGAGATTTAATGAAAAATTCACAGTAGATGATTTTAAAAAAGTGATTGATGTTAAAACATCACAATGGCTTAATGATTCGAAAATGAATTCTTATTTAAGACCTGAAACATTATTCGGTACTAAATTTGAAAGTTATTTAAATGAACAAACAGGGGGAAGCAGAAATGAAGGCACTATCAGAATTGATGCCAATGGCGTTAAGCGAGATAGATTGGGACTCGAAGTTCTCTAATGATGGTTATGACGCAACTAATAAAACCATAACACAGCAACTTGTAGAATTAGATAATTTAAAAAAAGGCAACTTAACAGGGTTTGACTGTCAGATATGCCTTAACAAAGGGTTCGTATCAATTTATGTAGCCGAAACAGATTCATCTAAAATCGACGATTGTGAATGTATGAAAGTTCGAAAATCCAAGAAAATTGCAGAACAGAGTAATATGGGAGAGTTATTGGCACACAGATTGCGCGATTTTAAAGCCACAGAGCCTTTCCAGGAGGTAATGAGGGATAAAGTTAAGGACTATATTCTAAATGCCCGTACAGAGTGGTTTTTGGCTCTTGGACAGAGTGGGTGCGGTAAGACGATGATTTGTTCATCAATTTGTAATGAGCGTATGACTCACTATGATGAAAATTCGCGAAAATACACTCAGGTTAAATACATGATTTGGAACGATTATGTAGAACAGATGAATAGATTGCGATTCGACTATGATAGAGATAATTATTTTTATGATTTTGCTAAAGCGGAGTTGCTGTATATAGATGACTTATTCAAAGGCAGACACACGGATAATGATGTCAAATTAGCGTTTGACCTTATCAACTACCGCTATAACAACAATCTACCTACTATTATCTCGTCGGAAATGACAATTGATAAGATTAGAGATTTAGATGAAGCGTTAGCAGGACGTATGTTCCAGAAAGCAACAGAACGCTTCACGGTTCAAGTTGGAAAAGATGAGACTAAAAACTACAGATTTAAAGGATTGGTCACGCTATGATTTTTCCAATAAAAAAAAGCACACTGCTCGAACAGTATGCCTTTAACCTTGACGAATTATTTTTGCGAGATAATTCATTTACATTATACAGTATAGTACGCATTGAATCAAATTATGCGTTAAATATAAAAAAATTAGGAGCATGTAGGGATGAAGTTTGAATTTTTTTGTGAGTGTGACCACGTTGACTTATCTAAGTTAATTACTTCTACACCAGGAAGTAAGACAACATTTGAAATTATAGATAGTAACACAGTGAAAGTAACAGTTGAAAAATAGGAGGAAATGAAATGGAACGTAAAATTGATGAATTAGGGCGAGTAGTAATCCCTAGACAAATTTCAAAAACATTAGGAATTGAAAGTAATTCGCCTATCTATATGGGGCGCGATGATGAAATGATTTATTTATCAAAGGAGCCTGTCACTGATTTTATTTTGACTAAGGTTGACAGCCTAGGGAGAGTTAATATTCCAATCGAGTATAGACGTAAATTATCACTACCTACACTTACCTATGTGATGTTCAAAATGAATCATGGAGTCATCACAATTCAAAAAAGTGAGATACGTTGCGTAATGTGTGGTAACCATGAGCAAATTCATGACGTCAAAGGTGTTCGCATTTGTAGTAATTGTGTGAATGAAATTAGAAAATCAACATGGTGGGATGTGATTTAATGCGACAAGTTATCAAAATATTTAACACATATATCGATTCATTGATTGAATTTACATGGTTAGAGTACGTGACATTTGTTATTCCACGAATGGAATTACATCAGCAGGATTTAATTGATTTAGCACTAATGGTTTCATCGAGAATAAATGCTATTACGGAATTTGAATTTAAAGGTGAAGAAATTGAAGTCTTAATCAGAAAAACAGGGGGCGTTAAGTGTGACTGTATCGGATGTAATCGAGTTAATTAGAGAGCAAGGGAGTTTGGTGACGTTGGTTATCAATGGTCATACAGAAATAAGAATGATTGATCGTGCGATTTCGGAATTTGGTCATTTAAAAGTTAAAAGAATTTATCCAAAAATTTTCAACCCAATTAACTGCGCTAAAGTTAATGAGTTTGAGGTAGTTACGATTATCGAGGTAATTAGTGATGAAGATTAAATGTTTGTGCGGGATTGAGGCAGAGTACGAAATTGAAAATGATGTTGTGTTTTGTAATGAGTGTGGAACTTTGCTGCTAAATGATTTATCAGACGATACTGAGTGTAAAATTTATAGATTAAATCAAATAAAAAAACAAATTTCTGAACTTGATATGGAACGTAAAAAATTAGAATTAGATATTAGAATTGGACTTGAAGGCGCGCCAGTTGGTGTAGGGAAGATGTATCAAGTCAAATATTCAAGTTATGTTACTAAGCGTTTCGACAACAAGAAATTTAAAGAAGAACATGAAGAACTTTATAACAAATATACGTACGATTCCCCAGGGGACAGAATCACAATCAAGGAGGTTTAATGATGGAAGAGATTAAAGAGGTAGACTTAGCGGAAGAAGAGTTAGAGGAATTTGGTTATACAGAGTTTGATTCAAATTTATTTAATAAGTTGTTCAATTTAGATGTTTCTCCTTATGTTGCTTCAATCAAAACTAAAAGTGCTAATTTAAAATATTTGAGTTGGGCAACAGCATATCAACTTTTGATACATTATGATCCTAAGGCAGATGTAAAGATTTGCAAGGCAGCAGATGGATTTCCGTTGTTTTCAAGAGGAAACTTACACTTTGTCAAAACTTCTATTACAGCTTTCGGACTGGAGAAAGAATGCTGGTTGCCTGTCATGGATTATAAGCATGATGCGGTAACAAATCCCAACGCTAGACAAATCCATGATGCAACTATGAGATGTCTTGCAAAGAATGTAGCGTTATTTGGGATTGGGTTAAAACTTTATACAGGGGATGATTTAGAGCAATATATGAACGCTCCATCGTTTGAACAAAGTCAAAGTGCGGCTAAGCAGGGAAGTAAAATCTCGAAAGAACAAATGGATTGCATTAACAAATTGAGCAAGGAAAAACAAGTTAACTTCGTTGAAATTAATAACCATTGTCTACAAAGTTATGGGGTGCAAGTCGACGCGATAACACAACAGCAAGCGGACATTGTTATAAAAATGTTAGAAAATACGCCGGTTCTACAACGATGAAAGTGACGTTGTATGATTTTGAGCATAAAGGGGAAGGTACCTACTTTAGTGGGTACATCCCTACCAAGCTCGATTTACGAGGATTAGGAAATTTAACAACAGGTGATTTATTGTTAAATGATTGTCGGATGATTAGTAGACAACAACAAAGAAAGATTTATGCCATGATCGGTGACATATCAGATTACACAGGACATCATGTCGAGTTTTTAAAAAGTTACCTTAAATGTGAATATATCAAAATGTATGGTGGTGAATGGTTCAGTCTTGGATATGTCGATATGACAACCGCTAGAAAGTTTATTGAGTTCATATTGCATATATGCTTTGAGTGGGAAGTGCCTTTAAGCGCAAATACAGTCGATTTAAGCCGAGATATTAACAACTATCTATATTTATGTATCCAATATCGCAAATGCGCCATATGTGGCGAAAAAGCAGATATACACCATCACTCTAACTTGGTTGGGATGGGTAGAGATAGAAATCGGCACGATCATCATAATTCTGAATTTATAGCGCTATGTCGAACACACCATACAGAATGTCATCAGATAGGGCCAAAACAATTTGAACAAAAGTATCACTTGAAAGCTATTAAGTTGGATTTAGAAACGATTAAAGAGTTAGAAATTTAGGAGGAAGAGTAATGGACGATAGAAAACAACAGGCAGCAATACTGGTTGATACTGTTCATAAATTGTGTACAGAATTCGGATTTGTATTAGAACCATTCACGTTAGATAGTGGACTAACAGTGATTAGTATATATGACGTTAAGGAAAATAAGCGATTATTTATGATGAAAAAGGAGGAAGAGTAATGAATGGATTAGAAGCTATTAGATTAATGGAACAAGGGAAAATGGTAACTTCGGAATACGAAGCGACAACATACATTTTCAAAATTATTGATGGTAATGTTTGTTCAAAAAGAATCGATGAACCTCGATTTCTTTACCAAACAGATATTGCTTTTAATTTTAGTTGTGATTACCAAGAATACATCAAACCTAAGCCATTAATAGGATGGGAGCGTGTTAAAGAAGGGAATCCTTATAGAGTTTCACTTGCTGATGGAATTGAGTTGAAAGCAGAACGCGGAGTGTTTTCAGAGTGTGATTATAAAAGTGCTAACTACTTTTCAACCAAAGAGAAAGCAGAAGAAATCAACTTCAAACAAACATTATTCCGTAAGCTACAACGTTTTAGTGATGAAAACGAAGGATATAAAATTTATTGGAATGACTTCAAGCAACCAAAATACTCTATTTACTACAATAGACAAATTAATGAACTAGCTGTCACGTATTGCAGATACATTTCAGAGCCGTTCAAAGTTTATTTTTTAACAGAAGAAACAGCAGAAAAAGCAATCGAATTATTCCACGATGATTTAATCAAATACTTTACGATGTAGGGGGCATTTAATTGAAAAATCCTTGCTATAAAACAAAAAGCGAACAATGCACTAATAGGTTCGTTGGATGTCGTGAGACTTGCGATAAGTGGAAGTTATACGACCAAGAAAAGCGGAAAGAGTATAGTGATAGACGATTGAATGCTATATCACTACCAAATACAAAAAAAGAGGAATTTAAAACAAAGAGATTGCAGAAAAAAGCAGGACATTAGGGGATGAAATAATGAACGTAGCTCAAAGATTTGAAAATGGTAAAAATTATTTAGATAAGACGGTTAAACGTGGTTACTTACGCAAAGATGAAGAAAATTTAATCTTAATCATGATGTCGGTTAAGGCGTTAGTTGAAGGTCGTAATGTTAAAGGCTTAAAAACAGATGGTCCAGTGTGGGAGAAATGGAAAGAGTCAGGGATCATCACGAAAGAGCAAATCAAAAATTTAAAAATGGCTAATACGTATTTATCTAAATTTGCTAATGATGTCATTGCAAATAACTTAGATAGTAAGTCGAAAAGCAAATTATTGAAGAAAGCAGCAAGCTTTGAATTTAGAATGGTTGATGATTATACCGTTAAAAAGCTTCATCAGATGGTGAATGCCCGTAAAGAAATGAATCTAACGATGGAAGAATGGTACATCATGGTAGATGGTACGTTATTCGCTAACTGTAAAGGGTGTAAGAATGATAGAAATACATGCGCATTGAGAGATTTCTACGAAGATAAATTTGTACCACCGGTTATCGAATTAGGTCGCACAGATGAAGTTTCATGCACTTGTGAGTATTCGTACTAGGAGGAATCATGGTTAATATAGAAGAATTACAGTTTAAATTGCATGTGATGTTAGCGAAGGAGCAAATCTCATTTGAAGATTTCTCCCTAGTTAACAAGATGTTAGAGGTTTGGAAGATAGAATTAAAGGGGGATAAGAAAGGTGACAATATCGGAATATCTTGAAAAAAATAATATGTCTTCAGCAGCGTTGGCAAGAGTGATGGGTGTTGCTAATTCTGTTATTACAAACGCAAAAAAAGGTCAAAAGATGTCTGCTACAGTTACTGAGAAGTTTTTAGCGTTAGGGATCGAAGTTAATGGAAGTCGATTTAACTCAAATGAGAAAAACCTTCCAACCATTAAAGAGGTAATGGAGAGGGATAACATAGGTCCATATGTATTTGCTAAACGTTATGGTGTAGGTGCTGGATTTGTATATACGGCGATAAGGGATGATTATACAGGGTGTCGCAGGGATATTGCTGAGAAGCTTGAAAAGCGCGGAATATTTTGCCCGATTATAGATTACACAAAGACATCAAGTAAAATTAGCAAAACTTGCACCACTAAAAAAGAAAAAAACGCAGAACCAATTAAAAAAGTAGCAAAGAAAACTCGTAAACAATTATGGGAAGAAAAAACATGGCTAAAAGAGTTTCAAGTTTCAGCTATCAAGAAATTCGGAAATACAATCGTATCGACTAAGCATTCCAAAGAAGATATCATTTCGGAATATAAAAAGTTTGGAATCAATGTAGAGTGTAGGGAATTCAAAACTTATTATTACAGTAAATCTCACTATGTTGTGGAAGATGTTGATTTTGTCGGGAGATAACAATGAAAGAGTTCGTATATTTTGATGTTGAAATAGGGGAGTTTAAAGAAATGACGCTCCAAGAAGTTAATGTTTTGATTCCTAAATTTAAGTATAGATACCCAGTATTCTGTGATAAACATCAAACAAAGATATACTTCGATAAAAAGTTGAAGATATATATTTATCCTGTTGAATTGGATCACCACAAGGTTCGTTCGGAATTATTTAACAACTTCAAGATTGAGGATGAGATTTTTAAAAAAATAGCTGGGTTTGAAGGGTATTCGATAAGTAATTATGGTCGCGTGCTTAACAATAAAAATAATAAGCTTTTACTACCGATTAGAAATCGGACAAATAGACACAGATGTGCAGTTGTTAATGTGATGTGTGTTGATGGCAAGAGGAAGGTTATGAGAGTTCACACACTTATGGACATTGCATTCGGTATTAGTGGCAAAGGGACTTGTATAGTCCATAAAGATGGTAATTACATGAATAATAAGATTGGCAACCTAATGAAATCTAACCGAGATTATTTAACTAGGAGATTACAAGTAGCCAAACATATATACGTTGCACAGTTGGATCCAAAGACAGGAGATGTTATTGAAGTTTATCCGTCTGTCAAAGAGGCGAATGCTAAATTTTTCGTTGATACGGCGATTAGTAATTGTCTCAATGGTAGATCTAAAACATCGTGCGGGTTTAAATGGCGTTATGCAACAGAAAATGAATATTTACAATTTGGATAAGGAGATGTCGGTGTGTACGGAGCGGAAAGTCAAATTTGCAAAGAAGCAGTGGCGGTTTACGGTAAAGAAAAGCAGTTATTAATGTTCTTCGAGGAAGTTGGAGAGCTAATGCAGGCTATCTCGAAAGATAAGCGAGGTTTTGGTGATAAAGCTAATATTGCAGAGGAAATTTGCGATGTCGAAATCATGATTGAGCAATTGAAATATATTTACGGTTGCCATAGGGAAGTTAATAAGTTCAAGAATAAGAAGATCGTAAGGTTATATAGTCGTGTTGAGGAAGCTAAGAAAGTAGTGAAGTAAGTAAAAACGCAACATAATGATAGAAAACTACCATTGTGTTGCGTTGAGAATACAAATTTTAAATATGTTAAGGAGGTATTATATGAACCATGTAAAACTTGAATTGACAGATGAAGAATTAGAAGAATTGGAGTTTTTTGTTGGAAGTGTGTCGCCATCCACATTGGAATATTTTTGCAATCACTTAGGATTGAAAAAGACAAGACCTTTACAAATGTCGTTTAATAAACTGTTCTCTGAACTACATAAAAGTTTAGAGGATAGAGATAAATAAAATTAGACTTTTAAAGACATAGGAGGAAATGAAATGAACAATGAAAAATGGGTGTATATGTTTGGTGACGAAGATATGTCAGAATTTTTTGAAACGAAAGAAGATGCAATATCTGAAGGGTTAAGCGTTCATGGAGAGGACGAATGGAGTAGTGAAAAAGAGTTAAATGTTGGTGTTTTTGTCCCATACAAGCCTTTTATTAATGTTGATGAATTGATTGAAAGATGGCAAGAAGATGTTTATGATGATTACTCTGAATGCAGAGGATATGACACTTACTTAGAAGGTGTTACAGACGAACAAACTAAAGAATTACAAGACGAATTAAATAAAGTTCTTCAAGAATGGATTAAAAAACACAATTTAGAAGCTAACTTTGGAGATATTCACAATGTTGAATTTGTCGAAGAACCTTTGACTGATTCATGTAATAATTAAAATTAAATTTTTGTGTACGTTAAGGAGGTTTAAAACTATGGTGTATCGCTTATATCTAATTAAAGATGGAAAAGAAATATATTATGGAAGTTCAACTTATGTTGATTATATGTCTGAACTGATTGATGACTATATTAGAACCAATGGTAATAATGGTGACAAGTTCTCATTTAAAATAGAGGTTTCCGTAAGATAAAATTAAATATTTAAACACGTTAAGGAGAGATAATGATGAAAGCAATATTTTGTGACTATGGAGAACCTATGGATAAACTGGAAGTTAATGCACAGGTGAGTACGGTTCTATTAAAATCAACAGTTAACGACATTAAAGTTGGTATCGTTTTGGATAAAAAAAGTGTTGTAGGACTTATTCAAGTGTTGGCAGGGTGTCTAATGGAAATAGACGAGTAAATAAAATCAGAATTTGATTAACATTTTTAAGGAGCACGAACAAAATGATAATTAAAAATATAATTGTTGATGGAAAAGAATTGACAGAAATGGCAACCTGTCCTGAGTGTGGTGAAATCGGTGAATTAATTACAACTTATGCAAGTGGTTATGGGGTAGATATACGAGTATTTGAATGTAAGTGTCGTTGCAGTTGGGAAGCATACAAAGAAGATAAATAAAAAAACTAAATTATTGAGCTTAGAGGGGGATACGATGAAGGCTGAAGCAGTATTAACAGAATATTTACAAAATAAACGTGAAATTGGAATTTTAGAGACGGATCTACAACATTTAAATTCAATCACTTTTGTTAAAGTATCAAAGTTTGGTGATGATGAAGCTGGTGGAGTTAGTGACATTGAAGATAAATACTGGCGTTTGATGGAAGAGAAGAAAGAAATAGAGTTCAGACTCCAAGTATTACAGAGAGATGTAGCAAGAGTTGAGAAGGTGCTAGAATTAATCAGCATGACACATCCACATGAAGTAAATGCTATGCTATTACGTCACGTGCATAATAAGAAAGTAGTATTCATTGAGCAACAAATAGGGTTTAGTCGTAATATCGTTTGTCAAAAGATAAGATTTGCCGAAAAAGAATTTGAAAGATTAATGAGTGTCTAAAAAAGTGCATAAATAGTGCATTGTTAGGGATTTTGTCGTTCGAAAATATAGTATTATTATAGTATCAAATATTGAGTGCTAGATACCAATATTATTCCACTCGACTGATATAGTGATGAAACGGATGTGCGATATTCAATTACTCACAATACTTGAGTACGTACCGCGTGCTAAATTAATAGCAATACTATTCAGGATCACGAGTTATCCAGGAGCCATCCCTCCTGGAATTTATCGATGTAGTTTATGAAGTTAAAACGCAAGCCTCCGAAACTTGCAAGGTGGTGCAATTCCATCCATCGATTCCATATATATGCCCGAAAGGGCGCCACGACGATTTATTTTTGTACGTTACGATTGTTTCATTCATTAACGGCTTGAGCGACTGTTGGTGAAACCTCCTTTTGTTGTTTATACTTGTTTTTTTTATTTAAAAATTAATGCCTGATAGCCTTTTTGCTTGAGGGCGACATACTTGTGTAGCTTAAAGTAGAGCATAACGTACTGCACCTTGCATGTGTGATGCGTTAGGTATTGGTGCAAGTCCAGTCGCAAGTTAAAACCCCTAATTATTTTTTTAATATTCTACAATCAAGATACAACAAGAATATACTTGATGTATTTAACTCTCTCTTTCATTTCATTAATAGAAACAATCTCTCCCCAAGACACATGGTCCCCTTACCGTGTGTCTTTTAAATTATAAAGAAAGGTGGTCGAAAAATGATGGTTATATTTTGGATTTGTTTTGTTTTGGTAGTGTTCTGTACAATCGTTACATTCGCTAATGTTTTCACGAGAAATACGGCACAAGGACGAGTATCAGCGTTTGTCGGTTTTGTTTATCATGTTGCTCTATTGTATTTGTTATCAAGTGCATACTTATAGATTAAACTAAGCGAAGAAAGGTGGTGTTGCAATGAAGCTTACACCCAAACAACAGGCGTTTGCTGATTATTATATTCAAACAGGCAACGCCACTGAAGCTGCTATAAAAGCAGGGTATAGCAAAAAGACGGCTAAAGAAACAGGGTATGAAAACCTCACAAAACCTCACCTTCAAGAGTATATCGAAGAGAAACAAAAGGAATTAGAGAGTAATCGTTTAGCAGATATAACAGAAGTTCGAGAGTTTTGGACAGAAGCGATGCGAAATCCCGATAATTCCATGAAAGACCGATTAAAGGCTAGCGAGATGATAGCAAGAACATCAGGGGCATTCCTAGATAAAGTTGAAATGAAAACAACAGGTGAACAAACGATCACCGTAACGATAATGGATGATGACGATGGAGATTAATTTGCAAATTAGCAAAAAAATATTCAGTCCTCATTTTTATCCTTTTCTTAATGATTATTCTCATCGTTGGGAAGTTTATATGGGTTCGGCAGGGAGCGGGAAGTCACACTTTGTTATTCAGAAGCTTGTTGTTAAAGCATGTCGTTCTAAACGTAAGATTTGTATGTGTCGCCGATATGGGAGTACGATTGCTAATTCAATATGGGATTTGACTAGACAAATACTTAGACAATTTAAGTTGTTAGATAAATGCTCTGTCAATAAATCTGAACGTACTATTACACTTCCTAACGGTTCAATGATTATTATGTTAGGGCTAGATGATGAACAAAAGTTATTAAGTATCAATGGTATAACGGATTTCTTTATTGAAGAAATTTTTGAGTGTGATAATAATATCATCGATCAGATAGATTTACGATTAAGGGCAAAAGCTCCTAATCTTCAAATCTATGGAGCATTTAACCCTATTAGTCCTCATCATTGGTTGTTTGAGTTCTGCGAGGGTGATAAGCGTCCCAATAGCTTTTTTTATGATAGAAGCACTTATAAAAATAATCCCTTTTTACCTGATGAATACATTAAATCATTAGAAAGCTTATATGTACGAAATCCTAACAAGGCACGTATTTTCTGTGATGGAAATTGGGGTGTTGATGTTGAGGGATTAGTATTTGGGAAAAATACAGAATTTATTGAAGGGTTAGATGTTAATGAATTATTAAAAAATCCTAATTTAGAAGTTCGCATCGGTTCGGATGCGGGTGTTGTTGATCCAAGCACTATAGCTGTTACGTTATATGATAAAGATAATCAAACAATTTATTTAATTGATGAATGGTATTTACGTGGTGCAACTTTAGATGATCATTATCAGGCAATACTCGATTTAGGTATACATAAACAAAAGATTTATGTTGATTCAGCAGATGCTCGATTAGTTAGCTATCTCAAGTCAAAAGGGATTAATGTTAAGGGAGCTATTAAAGGTAAAGGTTCCGTAGAAGCTCGTATCAGTTTCTTACTAAATCATAAAATCATTGTACTTAAAGATAGATGTCCTAATGCTACGGTAGAGTTTGAAAACTTTAGTTGGGTTAAGGATAAACAAACAGGTAAATTTAGCGAAAAAACAACACATGAATGGAGTCATTTATGTTGTGATGCATTAGGTTATGCTTATTGCGATATTTACACAAGTAAAGCTAAGGTTTACTCAGGATATGGACTAGGAATTTAGAAAGGAGGGGAGATATGTTAAAAACTCATTCAATGAAAGAAGAGTTGACACGATCGGAGATTATCGAATTGGTTAATCGTCATAATGGTAATTTAATACAACACTTGAATTTAAAGCAGATGTACGAGAACCGTAACACCATTAAATATAGATCACAACCTGACACATCTAAGCCGAATAATAAGATTAGTCATCCATACGCTGATTATATTGTAAATAGTATTGTTGGGTATTTTATGGGAAAGCCAGTGACCTACTCATTTAGTGAGAATCAAGAAATAACAACTTTATTTGATGATATCTATAAATACAATGATGAATCAGCGGAAAATACCCAACTAGCAACGGATGCCTCTATTTATGGAGTAGCATGTGAGTTGATGTATTTAGATAAGGACTTGAATCCACGTTTTAAAGCAATTAGTCCGTTAGAATCTATTGCTATTTATGACACCAGTGTGGAAGAAAATTTAATTGGTTTTATCAGACATTGGAAGATTAAAGATGTAGATAACAAAGATGTTGATTATGTTGAATACTACAATGAAAAGAAAATCATTAAATTTACTACAAATGAAAATAGCATATCAGAAGAACAGGATCATTTTTGGGGAGATGTGCCAGTAGTGATTATTGAAAACAACAAGGACTTATGCGGGGACTTCGAAAAAGTGATAGATTTAATTGATGCTTTTGATAAAGTCGTGAGTGATACTGCTAATGATTTTGAGACATTCACCAATGCTATACTAATGATTACAGGAACATCATTAGATGATGATTTGATTGAAAAATTGAAAGAATCCCGACTATTGAATATTAGTGAGGCTAGTGGAAAAGCAGAATATTTATTTAAAGATATTCCTGATACTGCGTTAGAGAATTACAAGAATAGATTAGTTGATGATATTCATAAATTCAGTTCAGTACCTAATATGTCAGACGAGAATTTTGCTAATAACCTAAGCGGTGTCAGTATGCAATTTAAGTTATCATCGCTGGAGTTTAAGTGTGCCACTAAGGAGAGTTATTTCCGAAAGGCATTGTTAAGACGGATTGAATTGATTTGTAATGTATTATCCTTGCTAGGTAAATTAACCAGTAAAACGGATGAGATTATTAAGAGTGTCGATATTCGATTTACTCGAAACACCATTAACAATAATGATGAGTTAGTTACTCGTGCGTTGCAGCTATCGACTATCTTAAGTAAGAAAACCTTATTAGAAAACTTATTGCCATTTATCCCATCTGTTGAGGAAGAGTTAGAGCGGTTGAATAAGCAGAAAGAAGAAGCAGTATCCTTTATGCAAGATGATTACAATTCACATGAACCGGTAGAAGATGAAGATCAAGAGGTTGAATAGTGATGAGTAAATCGCACTTTGAACAACAGATGGAGAAGTTAGACCATAACTATAATCGTTACTTCCAAACGACCTTAAAGCAACTGCAGAAAGAATACAAAGAGGCTTATAAGACAATAGAGGTTGAGATTATCAAATGGTACAAGGCAATGGAAGAGATTAAAGCGACTAATCCTAATTTTCAATTTAGTGAACTAAAATATTTAGAAGAATTGACTAAGCAAATTGATTTAATATTGAAGGATTTATCTCGCTTAGAATCTGATGTTGTACAAACGTCATTAAGTGAGCTATATGTTAGTGATTATATTGATTTAGCTAAGTTAAATGGAAAATACGCTAATATGGCTAATAGTCCGTTACCAGAGTTTAATCAATTGAAATCGACTCAATTATTAGAAGTTTATATGAATATGCCACAAGCAAGTAGTAGTGTGGTTGAAATAGCAAAACAGTTAGATTTGTCATGGTGGTATTCACCAATACATGGTAAGTGGTTTAATACTCGTATTGAGGAAAGGGCTAAGAAGTTAGGCTATTCAATTGAATCTAAACTGAAACAAGCCATCATTAGAGGTGACAGCTACCACAAAGTAGCAGGGCAATTGATGAATGATTTAGACATTAGTTTTAAGAGTGCTAAGACATTAGTAGCCACTGAATTACGCACTGCCGAAATCACGAGTAGTATTCATAATGCCATGAAGAAGGGTTATACTCATTTGCAACGTAGAAGCATCAGAGATAGTCATGTTTGTAAGTTATGCCAATCGTTAGATGGAACTCTTTATCCAATTGATTCAATTAATGCTGGGGACTTTATATTGCACCCTAATGATCGGTGTGTTTTGGTTGAAGTTATTGCTGATGAAAATGGCAAAGTCAAACGTTCTCAATATTATGAGGAGGCACAAGAATACGTTAAGGCTAGGGCGAAAGCAAATGCGGAGCGTACAAAGAAGATACGAGAACAACAGAAGTTAAATAAGTAAAGCTATTAGTGATTCGCTGATAGTTTTTTATTTTGCCCTAAGCAAGGCATTAAAAGGCTTAAATAAAAATTTGAACACTATGGGGCAATAGCAATGTGGTGGGCAAGGAGGAGTTAAAATGTCAGAAGTAATTGATAATGTTCAAACAGGGGCAAGTGAATCTGGACAAGAACAACAACCTAAAACGTTTGATGAATTGTTAAAAGATAAAACATACCAATCAGAGTTCGATAAGCGAGTGGCCAAAGCTTTAGAAACTGCTAGAGGTAAATGGGAATCAGATCATCAAGCGAAGTTAGAGGAAGCTAAAACAGAAGCAGAGAAGATGGCTGCTATGAATGAGAAACAAAAAGCTGATTATGAGCGAGATAAACAAATCAAGGCTTTAGAACAACGTGAACGAGAAATTACAACTCGGGAGCTTAAAGCAGCTGTCTATGAGACGTTAACCGAAAAAGGATTACCTAAAGATTTAGCGGAGATTTTGAATTATACAGATGCGGATCAATGCAAAGCTTCGATTGATGTAGTTGAGAAGACTTTTAATTCTGCGGTAGCCAAAGCTGTTAATGAAAAATTACAAGGAACAGCACATACGCCTAAAAAAGGTGGAGAAGTAAAAGATACTCCATTATTCGATTTTAGTTTCACAGGTGTCAGACCTAAAAAATAATAAAGAAAGAAGGAATTATAAATGACAGCATTAAATTATGCACAACAATATGCAAAAGAATTAGCACAAGCATACCCTTATGTTTTATATTCAGGGGCATTGTGGAATACGGAAAATTCGTCAAAATACAAAGTTATTGACGCAAAAACGATTCAAATTCCAGTGATTTCGGTAGGGGGACGTACAAATGGAAATCGTGATACTATCGGCTCATTTACTCGCAATTTTGATAATGCATGGGAAACTAAAACATTAAAGAATCATCGCACATGGCAAACGTTAGTTCATCCAAAGGATGTTGATGAAACGAATCAAGTTGTATCTATCGCAAATATCACTAAAGTCATGAATGAAGAAGAGAAGTTCCCTGAAATGGATGCTTATATGTTCTCTAATATTTATAAATTACGAAATGAGCAAAAAGCCATTACTCCATTAGTAGACGAATTAACAGTATCGAATATTTTAGATAAATTTGATGAAATGATGGATGCTATGGATGAAGCTCGTGTCCCACACTCAGGACGTATTTTATACTGTGACACATTTACAAAAACATTAATTACAAAAGCAATTGCTATTGTTCGCTCTAACGCTCAAAAAACGATTGTACGTGACGTGGAACGATTAGAAGAAGTTACAATCACATCTGTACCAACAGATTTATTAAAGACAGCTTATACGTTCAACAATGGATTTGAAGCTGATGGAGGAGCTAAAGATATTAAAATGTTATTAGTCCATCCTTCATCAATCTTACCGATTGTATCTTATTCATTTGCTCAATTAGAATCTCCGAGCGCTATGTCACAAGGTAAATATGTTTATTTTGAGGAATCATTTGAAGATGTATTTATTTTAAACAAACGGGTGGATGCGATCCAAATCATTGTTAAAGACAGTGAATAAGAGTTGAGTATTAGGAGTGTGATATAGGTGCTTGAACTAATCAAAAAGCTATCTAATACACAGGCAGAGGATGAAGTAATCGACTTCTACATAGCCAATGCTAAACAAGCAATTAAGTCATATTTGAATGACAATAAAATTGATGTAGTAGCGCTCTATCGCAATGAAGTGGTAGAGTTAAGCTGCTACTACATTAACAAAGCTACCATGTCACAAGGTTCAGTTGAGAATGGTGCTATTAAATCTATTTCATCAGCAGGTCGTAGTTTGACATTTATGGATTTTGATGAATTGAATAAAATCGGTATTCCTCAGACAATCAAAGATAGATTACCTAAACCTAAAGTTATTGTGAAAGTATGGTGATGATATATGGGAGTTAATGATTTATTCTACACAGATAAAGCAACACTCATGGGTGTTATTGCTAGTAAGCCTAATGAATGGGGGATTGTAGAGAAAACCTATGAGTTCATTGCAGAAGATATTCCATGTTCAATTACCCCTATTAGCACTTATCATTCTCAACAGAAATATGGGATAACTAGTGACGTATCATTTGAAGTTTCAATGGATCATATAGAGAGTTGCGAGTCAGCTACTCATATTGAAGTGGATGGAGTAACCTATCAAGTGAAAACTTATACGGTTTATCCTGCTTTTATGTGTCTTCCTAAATCTATTACCTATGGACTTAAACGATGAAGATAACAATTGATACATCATCACTACTTAAAGGTTTGGAGAAAGATTTACAGAAGATACAGGAAGGTCTCGAAGAAGGGATGAGATTAGTGGCTAGTGAGATTGCACAGATGCAACAAGATATCATTGACGCGAAAATAGGTGGGGATGGTTCTTATATAAGAACTGGTAAATTAAAATCATCTGTTACTATTATGCCATTAGAGTGGTCAAATGGATTAGCTAGTATGATAGTAACTAATGTAGGTTGCAACTATGCAATTTATAATGAGTTAGGGACAGGTATTTATGCAGATAATGGACAAGGTAGACAAGATGGATGGTTTTATCCAGTTGGGGATGGGACCTATCGCTTTACTGTGGGATTGCCACCGAAATACTTTGTTAGAGACTCATTCGAGTTCTATAAAGATAAAGCACCAAGCATTATTCAACAATCAATATTTAATAAACTATAAGGAGGGAGTCGCACGTTTTGTTATCGATTCGAACTGAACTCAAAGAGGGTTTGACAAAAGCGACAGGCATGGATGTGTATTTTGTACAACCACCTGTGAATGCTGACGTTGCAATCCCTCTTTTGATATTAGAAGAGAAAGCTAACAATCAATACTATCGTGACCGTAATAGTCACATGGAGATTGTTAACTTATCATATGACATTAGCATCTATGTAGATGAGCCTGAGCAGTTGTTTAAGCTCATGGGAGTAGTAGATGACTATATGCATGGAGTGGGGCTTAAACGCAACTACACAAGTGCTGACATGAACATTGATAACCGCTTGTGGTGTAAAACAATGACTTATAACTGCAAGGCCGCTCTATTAAAAGATGGTACAATTCAAATTTCGAATTAGAAAGGAATGATTATATATGGCTGAATTATCAACTCAAGGCGCAGTGTTGAAACTTGATTCAACAGTTGTTGCCGGTGTTAAATCGATGGGAGAGATTACAGAAAAAACTTCTAAAGTTGAAGTGACGACATTAGCAGATAAAGGTCGCCGTTATATTAATGGGATTAAAGAATATGGTGATGAAATCTCATACACTTGTAATTATGAGAAAGCTGAATTTAAAAAAGTGCGTGCATTAGCAGATGGAGAAACGCATGAGGTAGAGATCACATACACTGATGGATTGAAGATTACTTTTAATGCATACGTATCCGTAACATTAAATGGTGTTGAAGTAGATGCGGTCCATGAGTTTACCATTAGTTTGACACCTGCATCAGAAGTCACTATTGGAGAAGTTGGATAATAATCAACAAATTAAGTCCTTGTGAAGTACGAGGGCTTTTTCTTTTTAGTACACAAAACAAGAAAGGATGACTAAATATGATTAAGCAAGTTGAATTTATGGGACTGAACCTAACATTAGTAGGAACTAAAGAGAAAATTCAATTAGAGAAAGCGTTAGGATGTTCACCATTAAATTTCATCTTTGGAATGATGGGAGGAGCAACAAGTGAAGATGAAATTGACTTTACTAAAATGCAAATCCCAACTATGCCAGTTATGACTACTGTCTTACACGCAGCAGCACAAAAGTTAAATGCAGGTGTATCGATTGATAAAATGATGGATTTAATTGATGCTTGGTTAGAGAAAGAGGAAGAAAATTCGGTTATCTCATTGTTTACGGTCGTGATGGAAGTTCTTCAAACAGGTAAATATTTACCGTATGATAAGCAAGAAATTATTGAGAAAGAAGAGGCAATCCATGATTGTCTTGAAGCATGAGAATAAAATCTATTATCCTAAATTGACGATTAGATCATGTTTGGCAATTGATAAACTGTTTGGTGATTTAACTCGACCGTTATTGACTGTTATAAGTGTCAAAACGCAACTTCTGTTATTATCCTTATCGTTAGAGCAATATGAGTTAAGTGATGACGAGTTGTACGATGTTGCTGACAGTGTTGAGGATCTAAATTCTTTGATTTTAGAGATTTATCAAGAAGCGGGGATTATTAATCAAAATCAATCGGAACTCGCAACAGAAAGAGAATATAAGCCTACAAATAATGTTCCTGATGATAATGTGACATTCGAAAATCATGTAATGGATTTGTTGGGACAATGCATGAGTATTGGCATGAGAGAAGAAGAATTTTATAAATCTACACTCGCTCAAGTCACAAGATACGTTGAGGCGTATAAGAAGAAACACCAAAGTGAACTGCAAGAGAAAGCTTACTTTGATTATCAATTAGCTAATTTGATTGGTATGTCGGTATCAAGATTATTAAGTAAGGATGCTAAGTATCCTGAATTTAAAAAAGCATATCCGTTTATCGGGAACGATGCTCAAGAGAGAGTCGACGAACAATGGGAGATGGAAGTGCAGCGCATTAAATTAAGAGAGTGGGCTGAACAAATGAATAAGAAATTTAATGTGGTAGGAGGTGAGTAGATGGATGAACAAAAAATTATAGACATTAAGGTTCAAGTTGATAAGACGAATGTTGACACTTCATTTGATAAAATCGAGAAACAAGCTAATATCATGTCCAATAATGTATCTAAGTCAACCAACAAGACAGGGCAGTCTTTTAATCATTTAGGACGACAGATGCAAAATGCGTTCAAGGGTGTAAATCTTCGTGGCTTAATGTCATCCATGGAACGAATTAAAACAACAGTAGCTAAAACTATGAAACAAGTCAAAAGTAATATCCAATCGAGTTTGAGTGCTTTTAATAGTTCTAAAATGAAAATGCCAACAGATAACACTAAACTTCCAACATCAAATCCGAATGATAACAGTATTCCGAAGCAACTATCTTTAATTGATAAGATGAAGAAAAAGCTTAAAGAGTGGGGAAATCAACATCAAAACACCGCTAATCAAATCAAAAATGCTAATAAAGGTTTAATAACTAGCTTCAAATCATTACTAAGCGCTATGATGCCATTCTTAGGATTTTATGCTATTTTTAGTGGGTTGAGAAATGCTATAAATGATGCCATGGAATCTATTGAGACGGATAACATGTTTAACACCGTTATGGGGAGTGCCTCAAAAGAAATGAGTGCTTGGGTTAAAGAGTTAAATCAAACTGTTGGACTAGGTATTACGAATACAAAACAGTATACCGCCACTATTACTCAAATGGGTCGTGCAATGGGGCTAACCGGACAACAGGCGATTGATATGTCTAAACAAATGGCAGTTATGGCTGGCGATATCAGTTCATTCTATAATACTGATTTAGCAAGCGTACAAGCTGATTTAAGAAGTGCTTTAAGTGGAAGTTTTGAAACGATGGATAAATATGGTGTCGTTTTACGTGCTAATACGATTAAAGAATACGCATATGCCAATGGTATTGCTAACACAGGAGCAGAGTTAACTAATGCTCAACGTGCTATGGCTACTACGATGATGATTGAAGAACAATTAGGATTAGCGAATGGCGATCTAGCACGAAGTCTTAAATCACCTTCTAATCAAACTCGTGTCTTAAAATCTAATTTGAGTGATTTATCAGTTGCATTAGGTAAATGTTTTACACCTATTTTGACCGTTGTATTACCTATCCTTAATACCTTTGTTCAAGCATTAACGACAACTATTAATGCGATTGCTAATTTCATTAGTCAAGTCTTCGCTCTATTTGGAGTTCAAGTTGACTTTGGTGTGGGTGGAGTTGTAGATGAGATTACGGGCGGATTGGAAGATGCTAATAATTCATCAGGTGGAGTATCAGATGATTTAGCAAATGGTGCCGAAAGTGCTCAAAAGATTGCAAAGTCATTAAGTGGAATTGATGAATTGAATGTTTTATCAGATAATTCCTCATCTAGTTCAAGTGGAAGTGGTTCTGCGGGTGGTATTGGTAGTGGAAGTATTGAGACAGGTGCCATTGACAGTGCGATGCAACAAACCGAAACGAAATTTTCACAATGGGCGAAAAAAGTAGCGGCTACATTGCAAATGGTATGGAATTCACTTAGAGATGGATGGAGTAGTGTTGATGGCTATATCAATGATTCACTAGATAAACTTAAACAATCATTTGTTAATCTAGGTAAATCTATTGAGTCATTCCTAATTGGATGTTGGAACAACGGTGGGGAAGAGTTAATCTATAATATTGGTAGACTTGCAGGAGCATTCACTGGATTAGCTTTAGATATAGGTAGTCAAGTGATTGGTGCAGTATCTAAGTTATTCGACCACATGAATCCTGACAATAATCCTAATACTCGTAAATTCATTAAGGCTATGAATGAAGCACTAGTCGCCTGTCAGAACTTTGCCTTATCAGCGGGTGGCTGGCTAAAAACATTCCTAGATAATGGAGGTCAAGCCTTTTTAAATAATATTAGCGACATTGCTTTCACCGTGGGAACGATTTTGGTTAAAGCATTTGAAGATGGCGTTAGAGCTATCACCGACTTTTTTAACTCTTATATCGGTCAAGCTATTATTGAATCATTTGCAATGTTACTAGAAGATGTAAGTGAAGCGCTTGAAACGATGCTAGGATGGGTGAGAGATAACCAAGAGTGGATTGAGGCATTAAGTTTAGCTATTTTAGGGGCCTGGGGAATGTTTAAACTAATTAATGGTGCTATTACAATCTTTAATGGTGTGATGACTATTTGTAGTGGAATCATGACTATTGTATCTGGTGCCGGTACTATCCTTGGAGGTGTTATTGCCTTTCTTACGTCACCTATTGGTTTAGTGATGTTAGCTATTGGTGCATTAATTGCTATCGGTGTGTTATTATGGCAAAATTGGGATACTATTAAAGAAAAATGTGCAGAGTTATGGCAAGGACTTCAAACCTATTGGGAATATATTAGGACAACAGTTGTCAACAAGTGTACTGAAATCAAAGAGAAAGGTATTGAGATTTGGACTAGCATTAAAGAGTGGGTTGTCACAAAGGTAACTGACATCAAAGATAGTATCAAAGAAAAATTTACTCAGGCCTATACAACGGTTTCCGATACCTTCACTAAGATTAAAACTAAAATTAGTGAGACGATTGGTGGTGCTAGAGATGCAGTCAAAACGGCTATTGATAAAATTAAATCATTCTTTAATTTTGAATGGTCTTTACCTAAATTAAAATTACCTAAAATTTCAATCAGTGGTTCATTCAGTTTAAATCCTATTTCTGTTCCATCATTCGGAATTAGTTGGCATAGAAAAGGAGGGATTTTACCTGCTGGATCTAATGCTATTTTCGGAATGAATGGAAATAACCTAATGGCTGGTGGAGAAGTCTCAACTGGTGGTGAAGCTATTCTACCTTTATCTGATTTATTTAAAGAGATGCGGGGGATGTTTGCAGAACAAAACCAACAACTAATTACTAATCTAAGTTCCAATAATAACGATCAACCGGTTGAAGTCGTTCTTCAAGTCAAAGATACTCAACTAGCTCGTGTTGTAATTGATTCTATTCATAAATTAGAACGACAATCTGGACGAACATTATTAGAAGTTGGTTTATAGGAGGTGTTGCTATGTTGAAAATAAATGGAGTATCCGTTAAATCTCCAAAAACATTCTCAGTCGATATTGAAGATTTAGATGGGGATTCATATCGCAATGTCCTTGGTCAGCTGACCAGGGACAGAATTACGACTAAACGTAAGTTAAATTGCGAATGGGGTTCGTTAACAAATGAGGAAGTATCGACAATTCTAACATCTGTAAAAGATGTTTTTTTTATGGTCGAATATCCGGACCCTATGGAAGGACGCGTTATAATAAAAGAATTTTATGTTGGAACACGGACCTCTCCTGTCTATAATTGGTCCGAAGGTAAAGTGAGATGGGAAGGACTTAAAATGAATTTTATAGAAAAGTAGGTGACATTTGTGTACGTTGTAAGCGATAAATTTAAGAGTGCTATTGAATCCACTTCACGTTCAATGAGTTGTAAAGCCTACTTAAGAGGGATTGAATTATCAGTCGATAAAATACTTAAATTAGACATCGAAGATAACATCAATAATGGTGATTATTTTACGATAGGAGAAGTTCCTTCTAGGTCATTGACAATCGAAATGATTGGAGTGCAAGGTCTTGTAGAAGGTGATGAAATAAAGCCTTATTATGGTGTAGAGGTTAGCCCAGGTAAGTTTGAATACGTTCCCTGTGGAGTGTTCTATGTTGATTCTCTTACGATTAATAAAGATAAAATCAGTGCGACTTGTTATGATAAGATGTTGAGTTTAGAGGAAGAATACACCCCTAATATCGCTATTCCAGTCACTTTAACTGAAATCATGAACGATATATGTCAACAAAAAGGAATTGAATTTGAAGGTGAATTGCCTAATATTACGCTTAGTAAATCAATCAAAGGTTATAGCTATCGTGAGATGATTGGGTTTATCGCCTCTTTTTGTGGTGGCAATGCTAAATTCAATCGATTAGGTAAGTTAGTTATTCAACAATATGCTCAAACAGGTAAGATAGTCAATCCTGATGTGTGTGCTAGTTTTGAACATAAAGATGTTTATACCGTATCGGCTATTGCTTGTAAATTTGGCGATGTGGCTAATACAAGAGGAGACTCCTCTGCAAACTGCGTAAATTTTACTAATCCATATGTAGATGATAGCAATATTGATTCTATATTTAATTTGTTAAATGGTTTAACGTTTACTGCTGCAAATTTTAAATACAAAGGAGATCCATCTGTTGATTCAGGGGATTTGATTACTATTAATGATGTTAAAGGCAATAGTCACGTTGTATTGGTGTCCACTCAAGACTTTAAGTTTAGTGGAGGTTTAACGAGTGAGATTACTTCTATTGGGGAAGGCAAAGGCGCTAATGCTTATAAACAGTACAAATTTAAAAATAAGAAATCGATAACTGAGTTAAATGTTGAGTTAGGGTTAATACAAGGTATCATTTCGGAAGTTCAAGAAAAACAAGAGGATACCTACACTAAAACTGAAACTGAAACTCTTATTGAAGCAAAGGCTGGGGAGATTTCTCTATCGGTTGCTAAAAAAGAGATTGACATAGCAAGAGGTGAAATTACTGACAAGATCGCACAGATAAATATCAATGTTGATAGTATCACAAATGAAGTATCGTCTATTAAAGACTCTAGCTTCGGAGGGAATAACTTAGTCACAAATGGTAATTTCTCAAATGGCACGTCACATTGGGAAGCAACTAAGTATAACGGTCCAGGGATATTTGAGTTTGCAGTTTTTAACGAAGATAATTCGAATAGTTGGTGCTTAAATAATAAAAAAATTGGGTGGTGTAGTGCTGAGGCTCTACCAATTGAAGAATCAGTAATAGGCGAGTGGGCTCTTTGCCAAGAGTTTGATACCGTAATAGGTCAGACTTATACAGTATCATATTTCATATCAGGACATCGCTCATCAAAGAGCGTTGTAATCCGTAATGGATTAGGTACGTTATGGGATGGTATATCAGAGCAAAAATGGTATGGACATTTAAATGGTGGAAAGGCCGATAGCGGATGGAAATGGGATTCAATTACATTTGTTGCTCAACACACAAAATCAGTTGTATGGTTTAGAATGCATGGGAGAATAGCAGAATATGACGATGTCAATAGTATGTACTTATGGATAGCTGATGTATGTTGCGTTGAGGGGAAGATGGCCAGTAAATGGATTCCTAATATTGATGAGTATTATAGCCGTACTGAAGCCAATACACTTATCCAACAGACATCAGATGGCATTAATGAGACATTGAATAAAACTATCGAAATATCAAAATCAGAAGCTATCAATCAGGCTAATTTAACTACGGATAATAAATTACAGAGTTATCCTACTAAAACCGAAATGAACATTGAAATTGATAAAAGAGCGAACGGAATTGTTTCAACTGTCAAAAAAATTGAAAAATCTCTTGTAACAGATAACCTCTTGATGGAGGGAGACTTCTCCAATAATCTTCACAGTTGGAGATACTACGATCAAGGATATCCGATTAGTTGTGAAGCACAAAACAGCAGTGACTGGATTATGCCTGCTAAAGTAGCCTTACACCTCAATGCCTCCTATCATCCTGCAGGTGTCGATAGCGGAATAACGCAGACATTCTACACAAAGTGGTATACTAATTACACGATTACTGGATACATTGCATCTCACAGAGCAGAAGGGATGGTCATTCTAAAAGATGATGCAGGTAATTGGTTAACTTTTGATAAAACAAATCCAGATCAGGAAGATTATACAGGCGGAAGCGATATTGCTAGGTGGAGACGTGTCAAATTCACTTATTATAGTGGAGAAAGAGGGCAGATGCAACTGTGTCTTGCTTTAGCCAAATCAAATGAAAATGGCCATGTATGGTTTCATGATTTTATGATTACAGAAGGTGATGATGAGCTTTGTTGGAAACCTTCTGTAAGAGAGACTAGGACGCAAATCAGTCAGTTAAATGATAAAATAGAAACAAAAGCTTCCATTGATAATATGTGGTCGTACATTCAACAGAATCCATATGCGGTCATGACAGCCATCAATAATGGTCGTGGAATTAACGGAATTAGCATTGATGAGAATGGATTGAGTGTGTTTAGAAACAACATTATCAGTATGATGTTGAATGATGGTAAAACGCAGTTATATAATCCATACTCAGGTACATATATGGGGTATTTTGGAACAGAAGATAATGATTTACGAGTTCAATTGACTGGAGCTTCAACATTTAGTGTTCGTGGTGGATATAATGATGTTAGGATGTTAGATTTAGATTTTAACCACGGACATGCTTACGGTAATTCAACGATGCGAATATGTGGTGATGTATTATTCCAACATCGTGATGATCCGAATGCGACCGGAGTAAATGGATTAGGCCTCGGTAATGATGATCGAGCTGATATGTACGGTCATCATAATATTTTTCTTCTATGTCATAATTCCTTTGGCATAGCCGATAATAATGGATACACAAATATGTTTGCCGACGCAAGACGTGGTCGTTGGATTATGAAAGGTGGCCTTTATCAAAATACGGAATCACCACCATCAGCTTATATTTTATCAATCGATGAGGAGCATCCATTTTTTTGTGGTAAAACTAAGATGAATATTGTTGACTCAATACTTAACTTAGAAACCACGATAAAGGTTGATAACGAGGACGATTTAACAATGATGATACTACCCAATGACGATGATCTTGTTATGACCGATATTGGAAATCAAAAACATATTGATCAATCATCTATTATCGCTGGTTTGGTTGAGACGGTTAAATTATTAAATAATCGAATGCTCGAACTAGAAAGTGAATTAAACAAAAGAGGTCGCTAGAAACAGCGGCCTTTAATTATAAGGAGAAGAAAAAAATGTATTTAGAATTATCAAATTATGTCGTCTTAACAGGAATTCTAATTGTAACAGGGTTATTCCTAAACAAATGGGAACCACCGATTAAAAAACAGTATGTCGCCTTGATGTTACTGATATCGGGGTTAGCATTAGGTTATTTCATGGTGACGAATGCCGCCTATGGATTCTTAATTGCAGGTTTAGTCTTTTATAAAGATGAGTTAGTATCAGAGATTAAGTTAGTCAAAGATAGTGTTTTAGAGGTGAAAGAAGAAACAACTCTGAAAGGAGAGAGTAACTAATGGATTTAACCTTTTTAAACGAGTATTTTATCCCAGTGATTGTTGGGATTTGTTTATGTGTGGGATATGTCATTAAGACGAGTGTTCCTAAAGTGGATAATAGCCTAATCCCTATGATTTTATCGATTCTAGGGCTTTTAATTAACATTTGGATAAATCATGCCATTAACCCATCTATCGTCTTAGGTGGGCTTTTTAGTGGGTTAGCTTCAACAGGATTACATCAGATGTTTAAAAATTTAATAAAAGTGGAGGGAAAATAAAATGAACAAAGTGCCAACAGTAAAAAAAGTAAAATTAGATGGAAGTAAATATTCAATTAAATGTCCACATTACCGAGATCCTAAAGGAATTGTGGTCCATAATACTTATAATGATGCACCAGCCGCTAACGAAGTCGCTTATATGCAGCGCAGAGCAGATAAGGTTTCATTCCATGCAGCGATTGATGATAAAGAAGTGGTGGAGGGATTACCATTTGAACGTAGTTGTTATGCTTCAGGAGATGGAGAAAATGGCGATGGAAACCGAAATTATTTACAATTTGAAATTTGTTACTCATTAAGTGGAGGAGATAAATACAAACAAGCAGAAGAAAATGCAGTATGGTATATCGCTCATGTGATGAATGATTATAACTTCCCAATGAATGAATTAAAGAAACATCAGGACTTTTCAGGTAAATACTGCCCTCACCGTATCTTAGAAGAAAAACGTTGGGAAAGCTTTGTAGACCGTGTACGTTGGTGTCGTGAACAGTTAAAAAATGAAAAAGAAGTAGACGAATCTACCTCAGTAGAAAGTGTTATTAAGCCAAACGGTGAAACATGGTACCAGGTAGTCGTAGGTTCATATCTAGGGAAAAATAAAGCAAATGAAGTTAAAGCGAAGTTAGAAGCAAAAGGTTTTAAAGATGTTTGGATTGATGTAGTCCAAATAAAAGGAGAAACTTGGTATCGAGTAATTTGCGGATCGTATCAAGACCGAACAAATGCGGATAAAATTAAATCGAAGTTGGATAAATTCTATACAGGAGTTTGGATTAACGTCAAATAACAACCTCACAAAAAGAGCCACTAGGTCAATTGACTTAGTGGCTTTCATTATAAAGGAAAAAGATAAACCTATAAGTATTTAGGCTAGACTGTGAAAGATATGGTATAATATAAGCATATCAATAAAATATAATTAGGAGGGTTGGGATATGGGGAATTTATTTAAACTGGCGATTTTTCTTACCTCGTTTTTACCTTTGTGGATTACCATTTTATTTATAGAATTTGTAAGTATATGTCAGAAGGTAGATAGTGGAAATATAGTAATAGAATGTATGATGATAGCATTTATTATACTAATTTTAGTATTTTCTTTGCTCTGTGTGAAACGAACTTTGAATAAATCTCATCCTTCTCAATTCCGCCCTTATATTATATTGGATGCAAAATTGGAAAGCGGGATATCAACAGAGTTTTTATTATCATACATACTTCCACTCATAGCGTTTGATTTTACATCTTGGGAAGAGATAATACAATTTCTTTTTTTCTATTTGATTTTAACTTTTCTTTGTGTGCGGAACAATAATGTATACGCTAATTTATGGTTAGAGTTGAAAGGGTATCGTTTTTATAGTTGCCAATTGCTCTGGGAGGCTGCACAAGAGACTAATTCTGTAGAGGGAATGGTGTTAAGTAAGGTGAATTTGGTATCCCAGAAAAACACTTCAGTAGAACTAAGAACCTTAAATAAACCATTTTATATTACAGATTTAGAG